GGTTCGGCTGTGCGCGAAAGCTGGAGCTCAACTTGCTCATGCAGATCGGACAGGAATGCCAGCGTCAACCCGAGATCACCCTCGGGCGCGTCGATCCCTGTTCGCCCAAATAGGAGCGCGCCCTTGCCCATCAACGCTGCCAACCAATCCGCGCTTACCAAGTTTCTGCCCGCCGCCGCCTTCGACATTTTCATCAAAGCGGCGACCGAGGGCGAGGCGGCCGGGCTTGTCCACAATGATTGCATCAAACAGGGCTGGGCCGCGGTCGCCGACGCCGGTTGGTCGGCGCCGGCCTCGGGCAAGAAGTGGGTCAAGAAGGACGGACCATGCGGGGCCGACGTCCACGTTGAAGCGCCGCTTGGCAGCAAGAAGCCAAAGAAAAAGGCCGCGGACGATCCCTATGAGAAGGCGTCGATCGCCACGGTCCTGAAGGTCGACGACGGCCTCGGGCTGGTCTTTGGCTGGGCGATTGTCTGCAAAAAGGGCGGCGTCGAGTATTTCGACACCCAGGGCGACCATATCCCCGAGGACTCGATGCTCTCGGCGGCGACCGATTTCATGGTGAATGCCCGCGTCGCCAAGGACATGCACGCCGGCGATGAGATCGGCCCGATCGTCTTCGCGTGGCCCATGACCGAGGACATCGCCAAGGCCATGTCGATCGAGACCGGCACGACCGGGCTGATGATCGCCATGCAGCCGCCGCCGGCGATTCTGCAAAAATTTAGAAGTGGCGAATATACCGGGTTTTCGATCGGCGGCCGGCGCGTCGAGGACGAGGAAGTCGAATGATCAATTTCGGCTTGGCGTCCACCGCGCAGGTGCGATGGCTGATCGGTTCGGACAAGAGCGTCTATGACGCGGTTGTTAATTTTTTCATGGGCAATGTCGACCGCGATTTTGTCGAGGTTGTAGGCCCACCGACGGACGAGGATCACGCCACGGCCAAGCGCCGCGGTGACAAGGCGGTCCCTCTGCCTGTTGTGCGGCTGCAAATGCGGCCGGCGGTCCATTCAGTAACCGGCGAGCATGGCGTGGAGGTTCTTTGTTCCGACAGGGACCTTGAGGAAATCAGTCGGTGGCAGCGCCGTGCGCTGCTCGACTTTGCGAAAAAGGGAATGCCGCAGTGAAACGCATCATGCGGGCGTTCAAGATGAGTGAAATTTCTGCCGTCGATCGCCCGGCCCAGGTCGGCGCGCGCGCCACGATCATGAAGCGCGACGACGGCGAACCGTATTGGAAGCGCGACTTTTCGCAAGATCAGCGCGACCACCTCGCTAGTACGGGCGCGGCGTTGCCCGATGGCTCATTCCCGATCCAGAACGGGAGCGACCTTGAGAACGCCATCCACGCGATCGGACGGGCAACGGACCCGGCGAAAGCAAAAGCGCACATCATCAGTCGAGCGAAGTCGCTGGGTCTCACCAGCCAATTGCCCGACGGATGGGTCTCAAAGATTGGAAAGGTCTTGGATATGACCCCCGATGAACTTCAGAAACTACTCGACGAGTCGATCGCGAAAGCGACGGCTCCACTTGCCGCCGAGCTCACGGCATTGAAGGCCGCCGGCAAGAAAAAGCCGCCGCCGGTCGACGATGGCGCCGAGCCGGATGCCGACGACGCGATGAAAGCCGCATGGCACAAGGTCATTGCAAAGCGAGTTGCCGAGGCGATCGAGGCTACCAAAGCCGAGATGCAGGCAGCCTTCGACAAGGCCGCCGAAATCGCCAAGGGCGACGAGACCTTCGAGTCGGAGGGCGTCGTCATCCGCAAGTCGGAAGTCGGCGAACCCACTTTCAAACTGCTGAAGTCGCAAGCTGAGAAGCTTGAGCTCGGCGCGTTTGAAAAGAAGGCCCAGGCCGAAATCGCCAACCTGCCCGGCGAGCTCACGCTTAAAGCGAAGGTACTTCGCACCATCTCCAAGCTGGACAAGGACGTCCGCGAAGGCCTTGAGGCAATGCTGAAGGGCGGCTCTGCGGCGGTCCGCACCATGAGCAAGTCGGCCGGCGTCACTGCCGTCGAAGCCTCATCGGTGGAAGGCCAGCTTGAGGGTCTTGTGGGCGAATACGCCACCAAGAACAACGTCAGCAAGGCCGAGGCCTACGCCAAGGTGCTTGAGACCGCGGCCGGTGCCGAGCTCTACAACAAAATGCGAGTCGAAAAGCGGTCTGCCGCTTAAGCCCCGCGCCCACAGCTGGCGCGTGAGCGCCGGCAAACGCAAACTTGAAACGAGGGACTCGCAAAATGTCTTTCGACGCACTCGCCCATCTCGACCTAACGCTCGAAGCGTCAGGCGATCTTTCGACGAAGCAGTATCGTTTCGTCACTATCGACAGCAACGGCCAAGCGGCTGTTGCAACCCGCGGCGCGCTCGCGGCCGGCATCCTTCAGGACAAGCCGGCAGCCATCAATCGCGCCGGCGCAGTGCGCACGGTCTCCGGCACGGTCTCCAAGGTTGTTCTTGGCGGCACTGTCACCAAAGGCCAAGCGCTTGTTGCTGACGCCAACGGCGCCGCGGTCAACGCGTCGTCTTCCGATAACGCTTACCTGGGCTTTGCACTTGAAGGCGGCGCAAGCGGCCAGATCGTTGCAATGCTCTGGCAACCGCGTGGCCTGAGCTAATCAGGTCACACCCACCAAAGCTAACCCGGAGTAGGGCCGCCCTTTAGCGGCCCTTCTCTTTGGTAGCGCCCCGAGGTTTGCCATCGCAAAGGAACTACTCAAATGGCGAATCCGACTAGTGGCGACGTCCATGTAAACGTCCCCCTCACGAACATCTCAATCGCGTATATGCAGAAGCCTGATTATTTCGTGGCAGATCAGGTCTTCCCGAACATCCCGGTCCAAAAGCAAGCGGATCTGTATTTCGTTTATTCGCGTGCCGACTTCAACCGCGACACCATGCGGCGCCGCGCGCCTTCGACCGAAACGGCCGGGGCAGGTTGGCGGATCGACTCCACGCCGAGCTACTTCTGCGACGTGTGGGGCCTGCACAAGGACATCGACGACGGCCTTCGCGCCAACCAAGATGCTCCGATCAACATGGATCGCGACGCGACCATGTACCTGTCGCAACAGGCGCTGCTTAACCGTGAAGTGAATTGGGCCTCGACCTTTTTCACGACCGGGATCTGGACCGGCGCGTCGGTTGACGTCACAGGTGTCACGGCCTCGCCGGCCGGCAACACCGTGATCCAGTGGAGCGATGCGACCAACGCAACGCCAGTGCAGGACGTCAAGAAGTATAACGACTCGATCCACTTGGGCTCCGGCTTCCGGGGCAACAAGCTGATCATGGGCCGGCAGGTCTGGACGAAGCTTTCCGATCATCCGTCGATTACGGACCGCATCAAGTATGGTGCAAGCCCGAACGCGCCGGCGATCATCACGAAGCAGGCGGTTGCCGCGCTGATGGAACTGGACAGCATCCTCGTCATGGATGCGATCAAGAACACCGGCGTGGAAAGCGACTCGGAGAACACGGCGGGCACGCCCAACGCGGGTGAAAGCAATTCTTTCATTGGCGGTAAGGCTGCGCTGCTCGTTTACGCCGCGCCGTCACCGTCGATCCTCCAGCCGTCCGCCGGTTATTCGTTCTCGTGGACCGGCTATGCCGGCGCCGGCCCGCTCGGCCAGCGCATCAAGAACATCCGCATGGAGCCGATCAACTCCGATCGGGTCGAGATCGAGATGGCCTACACTCAGAAACTCGTTGCTTCTGAGCTCGGGGTGTTCTTTACCTCAATCGTCGCTTGATGCTCCACCATCAGCGATGGATTGGCACAGCACCTTGGCCCCGGTGAAAACCGGGGCCTTTTTCATGCTTCTTTAAAGCTTCGGCGGCAGCGTGGCCGCCATGACAAACCCGAAATTCTGGCAAGCGCCATTCGACCAAAACGCGACCTTTATCGTGGCGTCGTGGCCGGCCGGCTACACCCACAAGGGCGAGGTTCCCAGGAGGGGCACCGTCTTTGACAAGGCCGGCGTGAAGCCGAACATCCTCGCAACCCTGTACGAAACCCGATGGATCAGAATGTCAGAGGCTGGCGAGGCAATCGCCGACCCCCGCGTCGAAGCATTGCTCCAGCAACCCCAGAAGCGTCGGCGACCGCACCGCGAAGTAGTCTGAGCGAGCTCGCTGCAAGGCAAGGTGTCGGCATGAAGCAGGCGCCCATGTCCCCCTTGCCGCCGCTGGGCAAGGTCGAGGCTCCCTGGTGGGATGATCAGCCGCTCGCGATCGTCGGCGCCGGCGCCTCGCTCCAGGGCTTTGATTTCTCCAGGCTCAAGATCGACGGCGTGCGGGTGCTCGCGGTCAAGGAGTCGGTGTGGGATTTGCCGTTCGCCGAGTGCGTCTTCTCGCTGGATCGGCCCTGGATCAATCGCCAAGCCGACAAGTTGCGCGCGCTCGACATGCCGAAGGTGTTTGCCGTCGAGCCGGAGGTCAGGCCCTGCGAGAACATCGAGGGCGCGCTCTACATCCTGCGCAGCCGCTTCGAGGGCTTTTCGGAAAAGCCGGACGTGATCCAGTCGGGCGCCAACTCGGGCTTCGGCGCCGTCAATTACGCCTACCTCAAGCGCGCCGGCCGCGGCGGCCATCCGATCGTGCTGTTCGGCTTCGACTACAAGCCGGGCCCCCACTACTGCCAGGAGCGCTACCACTGGCAGGAGATCAATCACAACGAACGATATTGGATCAGCTGGGGCGATAATTTTAACGCTTGTCGGTCTCAATTGGACGCGAACGGCGTCCTCATCATCAATGCATCCCCGGACTCGACGGTGAAGGCGTTCCCCAAGGTAACCATCGAGGAAGGCATAACGTGTCTGATCAACGGACGATTTGGATCGGCTGGGACCCCAGGGAGGCTGTAGCGTTCGCGATCGCGCGCTCGACCTGCCGGCAGCATCTGACGCAATCCATTCCCATCAACGGGCTGATGCTCGACGATTTGCGCAGGCAGAACCTCTACACGCGCAAGATCGAAATGCGCCCCTCGGCCGCCGATCGTCCGGTCATGTGGGACGTCGTTTCAGATGCGCCCATGTCGACCGAACACGCCTGCTCCCGCTTCTTTGTGCCCTATCTGGCAAAAACCGGCTGGGCGCTGTTCACCGATGGCGACGTGCTTTTCCGCGGCAACGTCGCGCGGCTGTTCGAAGGCCTGGAGCCTCACAAGGCGGTCTATTGCGTCCAGCACGAACACGCGCCGCCTGTCGGCTTCAAGATGGATGGGCAAATCCAGACCAATTACCGGCGCAAGAACTGGTCGAGCGTGATCGCCTTCAACTGCGATCATCCGTCCAACAAGCGCGGGCTGACGCTGGATCGGCTCAACAAGACGCCAGGGCTCGACCTGCACGCACTTTGCTGGCTCGAAGACGATGAGATCGGCGAGCTCGACCAAGCCTGGAACGTTCTGGTCGGCCATACGCCCGAGCACGTCTCGGCCTCGATCGCCCACTTCACAAGCGGCGTGCCCGACATGCCGGGATACGACAAACAGAAATATGCCGAGGAATGGTTTTTGGCCCGCGCAGCGTGGATTAGGGGCGGACGATGGGATTCGGAGATGAGATTATCGGATCAGGGCTTGCCCGAGGCGCCCTCGATCGCGGCAAGCGAATTGCCTTCGGAGATGGCCGCCGAATCATCTGGCACGCTCACGCACACGCAATCCACGCTGGAAACCCAAACGTAGCGCCGCCCGGCCAGGAGCGATCGGGCGCCCTGGAGTGGATTGCGCACTATCCCGGCAACCGCGTTTATGGCGATTTCATCACCCGGCGCCGGTGTTGGCAGTTTAAGCCCGGCACCATGAAAGGGCCGGGCGAGCTCTTTTTCCTGCCCAACGAGGAAGCCGCGGCCTCGATCGCGCTGCTGGGCGTCGAGCCTTCTCGCCTCGTCATCATCGAGCCGAACACAAAATATCAGGCGCCAAACAAGCAATGGGGTATCGATCGTTATTCTCACGTCGCGCTAAGGCTTGTCCGCGAGGGCTGGGAGGTCGCGCAATTTTCGAGCTCGGGCGCGGCCCGCATTGGCATCCGGCAGCTTCATGTTGAGACCTTCAAGGTGGCTTGCGCGGTCCTGCGTCATGCCCGGCTTTACATCGGCCCGGAAGGCGGCCTGCACCATGCCGCGGCCGCGCTTGGCATCCCGGCCGTGGTGATCTTCGGCGGCTACATCTCGCCGGCGGTGACCGGCTACAGGAGCCATGCAAACCTGTTTACCGGGCAAGGCGTAGGCTGCGGCAGGGTCGATCCGTGCGGTCATTGCAAGGAGTGCATGGGCAAGATCACGGTGGACGCTGTTCTTACGCCGGCGCTGGAGGTTTTGAAATGAGCGTCGGGCGGACCCTCTCGAAGCTCTATCGCAAGCTCAATACCAAGCTGCACCGGGCCGCGCCGCACTATGGCCGATCGGCCGGCGAGGTTCATGCCCGCATCATCCGTGAACTGATGGACGAATTCGACGCCAAGACCGTGCTGGACTACGGCTGCGGCAAGCGCACGCTGCAAGCCGCGCTCAAAATCCAGATCAGCAATTACGATCCCTGCATTCCTCAATTGAGCGCCGCACCGGCGCCGGCCGATATCGTGGCCTGCATCGAGGTGCTGGAGCATGTCGAACCGGAATATCTGGCGGCCCTGCTCGCCGATCTGCGTCGGCTAACGAAAAAGGCGCTGTTTGCCACGGTGGCCGTGGTGCCCTCGACGAAAATCCTCGACGACGGGCGCAACTCGCATCTGATTGTTCAACCCGAGGCATGGTGGTTTGAGAGGTTGGCCGGCGCCGGCTTTACGGTGCGCGACGTCTGGCGCCACGAATTCGGTTTCTATTTCACCGCACGATAAGGAGAAAAGACCAATGGCCTTGAAGCAAGTTCGCGGGTTTTGGCTGCCCGAGACCGAAGATCACCTCGTGCACTTCCTTGAAGGCAGCCCGGAGTTTGCCGGCGGCCCGACCTATCAGCTGCACAAGCTCATGTTGTGCATGAAGCACATCAAGAATTTTTCGCACGCGCTCGACATCGGCGCGCATTGCGGGCTGTGGTCGCGCGTCATGGCTCAGATGTTTACGCGGGTGACGGCCTTCGAGCCGGTCTCGCTGCATCGGCTGGCCTTCGAGCGCAACGTCTTGCAGTACAACGTCAAGCTCTGGCCGGGCGCGCTCGGCGCAAGTGAGGGCAAGGTGTCGCTGCACACCGGGCAGTCATCGAGCGGCGACACCTACGTCCAGGCGGGCGGCGAGCACGAAGCGCAAATGTACACGCTCGACAGCTTTGAGGAATTGCCCAAGATCGACTTCATCAAGATCGATTGCGAGGGCTATGAGAAATTTATCTGCCAGGGCGGCGAGAAGCGGATCAGGCGCGATCAGCCGGTGATGATCATCGAGCAAAAGCCGAACAAGGGCCGACAGTTCGGCATCGGCGATCGTGACGCGCTCACGCTGGTCGAAAGCTGGGGCGCGTTCAAGGTCGAGGAATACGCCGGCGATTTCGTCATGGCGTGGCGCTGATGCTGTGGTGTTGCATCGAGCCTGAGCGGGTCGAGAAGACGACGCCCATCATGGAGGCCCTCGCCGCCGGCTTTGGCGGGCGCCTCTGCCTGGGCGAGCCGCCGGACGATGGTGCGCCCTTCATCGTTTGGGGCCAAATGTGGACCACGCTGAAGGCGATCCCCAAGGCGATCCAATCGGGCCGGCCGTATTTCCAGCTGGACAACGGTTACATTCAACCGGCCCGCGGTGGGCCCAAGGGCTATTACCGGATCACCTATCGCTCGCCGGCGCCGGTCATGTGGCCGGACGCGCCGAAAGCGCGGCTGCTGGTCCCGATGGCGCCATGGCGCAAACAGGGCCGGCACGTCCTGATCGGGCTGCCAGGGCCTCATTATGGCCGCGCCTGGGGGATCGACACGACGGCATGGATTTCAACTTGCGTCACCAATCTGCGGCGCTACACGCCGCGGCCGGCCACGACCCGGCACAAGGCGAGCCCGGTTCCCTTGGCGCGGGAGTTTGGGAATTGCTGGGCGCTCTACACGCATTCGTCGAATGTCGCGGTCGACGCGGTGATCGCCGGCATCCCGGTATTTTGCGAGCCGACCTGCGGCGCGGCGCCGGTTGGCAACCTCGATATTGCCCAGATCGAGAAGCCGGCGATGCCGGATCGGGCCGCATGGCTCAATAGCTTAATCGCCCAGCAATACACTTTGGATGAAATGCGCTCCGGCTTGGCGCGGGACTACCTCGGCGCCGTGATCGAACAGCACCGGAGGGCCAATGTCCCGAATCTACAAGGTCACCTTTGAAAACGTGGCGGTCTCGGCTGCGCAAGATTTGGTGCAGATCAAGAACAACACGACGACCAAGGTGCTTCGCATTCTGCGGCGCTGGGTTGGCGCGACCGACACGACCATTCCAACCGGGCAAATGCTGCGGCTTCGCGAGCGTATCCTGGGCGCGACCGTCTCCGATGGCTCGGGCGGCTCGACACCAACGCCGGCCAAGACCGACGTGGGCGACGCGGCGGCCTCGTTTTCGGCGCTCTGCAACAACACGACGCCGGCCACGACCAACGGCTCATCTTACGTCCAGTATGCGACCGGCGCCCACATCTTCAACGGTTTTGACGACATCCACGACGAGCCTCCGGTTCTGATCAACGGCGAAAGCTACGTGTTCGAATTGCTGTCGACGGTCACCGGCACGGTGCATCTGTCGGGCGGCGTCGAGGTTGAGGAACTCGGCGGCTAATGGCAACCAAGATCGCCTATGCGGACGGCAACCTAACCGGCTCGACGACGTTCAAGAACGCCGAGACTGGAGCGTCGGCGCTCACCATGGTGCGCGCCAACACGACGACGCTTGCCAGCAACGCCAGCATCAGCACGCCAAATTTCACCATCACCAACGGCGACACGGTGGAAGGCGTCCTGCTGTGGGTCATGGCAAACCAAGCCTCGCCGGCCGGCACGCTGAAGGTGGCGCTGCAATTGGGCGCGGTCGACCAAGTGAGCGTCACGGTCAATTGCGCCGATCTGCCGCATTCGGCGACCGGCACAAACGACGTGCTCGCCGTGGTCCCGGTGTTTTTCAAGTTCACCTCGACCCACGCATCGAGCGGCGGCACGACCTACACGATCAAGCTGACGACTTCCAACGTGTCGGGAGCGCAGATCACCTACTCGCGCAACTCGGCGACCGCGGGCGACATGACGAAGGCGTTGCGCACGTCGGGCAACGCGGCGCCCTCGGCGGCCGATGATCTCTACATCGTGGGCGAACTCACCGGCGCGGGCACGCACAACAGCCGCTCGGTCTTTATGGACAGCACGGCGACGACGGCCTACGGCAACGGCTCGGTCAACTCGGTTTCGGTCAACGGCGGCGGCGTTCGTATTTCGGCCTACGGGACGCTCGCCTACGGCATCAGCACCGGCCCGGCCGCGTCGACGAACTATTATCTTAAGGTCAACGGCGACGTTGAGGTGTTCTGGAACGGCACGCTGTCGGTCGGCTCGTCGGGTGCAGAAATCCCGCGGAGTTCGACCGCGGTTCTTGAGCTCCAGATGGTTTCGGCAA